ACTCTTGATCAGGTTGCTCAAATGGTTCTTGATATTGCATCATTGGCATCTCTTGTACCATAGGAATTTCAGGAGTTTCTTCAGGTCTAAGCGGTTGTATATTATTAAGATCAGCCTGTCTCCTTTGAAGAGCAATACGATCTCTAATAAGCTTATCATTAGCCCTGAGATTGTCACGACTGATGCTTATTTTAGCTTGATCTAAGTCAAGTTGATAGTTTAGTCTCCCTAACTGAATATCAACATCAGCTTCTGTAGTAAGTAGTTGGTTAACAATAGCACGCTGATTAAAGAACATATCAGCTGCAACTTTACGTTGTTCTTGCAGCAATTGCTTGGACATTTGTGCCTTAGATGCACCAAGTTCAGCTTTAATACCTTGCTTTGCCTTACCAACTGACACACCAGCACCACCACGTGCAGACAACTGACCACCGGCTTTAAGTGCTTCTATGTTTGCTTGACGCTTGCTAAATGCTGTTTTAGTTTTAGCAACATCTAAAGCTTGATAAGAAGTATCTGCAAGCCCAGCTAATCTAATAGCAGCATCAGCTTTAGCACTAGCTTTTTTCAGATCAAGACCAGCAGCCGCTGCATTAAAATTAAGAAAAGTTTCTGTTGCATCAAACTCCATGCCTCGAAGAGTCTCTTGCAAATACTGAGACTGTTGACGCATAGCTTGATCATAAGCTATCTCATTAAAAGACTTTTGCTCAGTATAGCGTTGATTTTGTAGATCAAACACGCGCATTGCTTGATCAAACTCATACTCACGCTGTTCTGCTGCAAAACTCCGTTGATCCCAAAGCAGTTGGTTTTGACGATTGCGAATAAGCTCATCGTTTTCTATTTTTATTCTGAGCGATTCTTTAGCATAATTGTATTGAAGGTCTTTTATGCCATTGATCTCGTTTGTCCGCCGCTCGTTTTCTTGATTTATTGCCGTTCTAGTTTTTCTTTCGATTTCTCGTTTGCGCCCGGAAAAAAAAGGATCCAAAAGTCCCATTTTTAAAACCTCCTATAGAAACGAGGTGTGTATTGTCCTTCCCACATCATCGCATTAACTGCAACTGGGAACGGTGAGTTGTTAAACATTCTTACTTTAAAGTTTTCAGTACGTTGATGAATAGGAAGAATAAATACATTCTCTGTATCTAGCGGTACATCATTAGCTAGATAGGTGTTAGCTTCAACAGTAGGTTGGATATTAAACCATTCCTTAATGTAGAATTTAATCTCTGCATTATTAGCAGGAGCGGTGGTGAATACAATAGTTGTATCGTTAGTAAAACTAAAAGCTGTACTTTCAACGCCGTCAACACTTACCTTAACGTCAGACCTGTCCACATAATCAAGATCACGTTTATTAAAAGTATAGGTAGTGGTAGACCCATCACCAGTAAAATTCACTTCATAAGGTAGTCTGCCTGTTTGTTGAAGTTTAAAACTCATCATACCAGACAAGCCAACAGAGAACTTCATCCGTGCAATAGTAAGGTTAGCAGTGAAGTCTGACTCAACTCGTTGTGGACGGAAATAAGTACGTGGTAGTTCAACATCAAAGTTATACTTAAAGCCAACGACAACATCAGAAGCCACGCTAGTTAAGTCTTTATTATTAATGCTGAAGTAATCACCTGTACCATCTGTACCACGCTCAGGAGTTACAGTGAATCCAGACTCAACAAACGAACCTGTTTGTGTCGTACCTTTAATAACAATAATAGGTGTCAATGACGACACATCGTTATAAGGTAGATAGCATTTAGTTGTTTTTGTAGCAGAATCGTACGTAACGCTAGAAGCAGTTGCATACAAATCCACACATGGATTAACACGTTGACCTTGGTTATTGACAATAATAGCTTGTTCTGGTGATTGACTTAAAGCTGCTTTACTAAGAGTAAATTGATTACCTTGTTTGGTAACAGCATACATATCATCAGTATTAGTAGCCAAGAACTGTACAGTACCAGGCATCAACCAACTGACCCACGACTCCATCAAGTTCTTCTCTCCGTCGTTATAATAACGGAATAAGAATACTTCATTTAAGCTTTGACCACTTAATGCAATCAATGAGTTCTGTGGGCTGGTAATCATAGCCTCAACATCAGGGCTAATCCACTCTTTAACAACACGACTAATGTCTAGTACTTGAGGGTTCTCTTGTTGACCACGGGTTACCATACCAAAGACACGTGAATATCCAGGTGTCTTACTAATAAAGTTAATGTTAGTACCGACATCAACAGGGTCAATATCTTTATCTACTTCATAGTTAGAAATAGTTCTGATCGTTGTTAAGGAAGGTGTCAGCACACCGCTGTCAGAGAACATGATAAACTGCTGATCTGCAGAGAACAACACAACACCTTGCGCTGTAGGAAGTACAGCATGAAGTGCGGTAGGTCTAGTAGAAGAGCAGCTGATGTCAATAGGATCACTATCAATAGAAGCTTGAGCAGTTTTAGCGTAGAAATTATAAAAATCACCAGCCCTGCTCATGATTACATTATCTTTAGATAAGAAACCAAGTCGGTTGTTATGAAAGAAACCTGCAGTGATAGTGCTATTTACAAAACTAGGTTGTGGGTTGGTAACATCATCACCTACTGCTCTAGGATCAAAAGAAATCTTTCTAAAGACAAATGTATCTAGTGCTGTATTTACAAGCTCATGTGGCATAGTGTCAGTATTGAGCCCTGTAGATACAGAAGGATCCACTGTTTCTTCCCAATAACCTTCACCACTCACACCATCATGTGCTACAAATTTGACCCAATAATCATCTTCAGCAGCACCAGTGTTAACTATTTTTAAAATACGATCTTGGATTGATTTAGCTGGAAGATCAGAAACATCAGCTACTTCATCCTCAAGAGCGATTAAATATGTGTTAGTGATACCACCTTCTGCATGTACATCCATGTCAGAAGTACACGATAGTTCTAAAGAGTTGCTTAAACGTGTTACAGTAAGACCAGGTACACTACTGAGGTCAGATTGTAAATCAGTAAGGACTGAATTAACATCATCAGAAGAGCTGGTACTATAAGTAGCAGTATAAGTTGTACCACTAATAGCTACTTCAATGGTGTAAGTTTCAGCATCACCATATTGCTTTAGTACAACACTAGCATCTCGGCGGCTATTGTAAGTGGGTGCTGCAAGCGCTGTAACCGTTTTACTTTTATTAATAATAATAGAAGTATCTTGTACAGAGATGATCTTATAATCATCTTTAGTTCCAGTAAGATAACCTGTACCATCAGGGAAACTAACGGTACAAGCATTACCACTTACTGCATTCCAGATGTCAACATTGGTACCTTTGATAACACCAACATATTCTTCATCATCATCCCTGTTAATATAAAACCACTTACCATCATCATAAGTGGTACCAATTCCAAGATTTAAAACGTGTTCAAATCCAGGTCTTTTGGTCAGTCCAAAGGTGGGGTCAGGGTAGCCGTTATAACACTCACGTACTTGACCTGGCAGTTTACTGTCGTCTGTTTGTTTTGATACCCCACCTAAATAATTTGAGATTCGTTGAGTTACTGCTGGCATTACCTATAAAGCGCATGGAACGGTTTGTAAGATTGGTAATTATTAGTCTCTCCGCTATGACCGAAGAAAGTATAGTCACCTTGATTGCATTCATACTCAATAAGATTAGACCTAAGATAGGCTTCTTTCTGTTGTAGAATTTGGTATTGGTTAGGGTCACCTACAATACGACTAGATACAATAGAGGCAGCCCGTGCAGTAATGTAGTCTTGTACGGCTGTAGGCAGGTCAACCCAGTCAAATAGCCAGGTGATGTCACACTCTACATTTTCTTTATCTTTAGCCCAATCATAAGAGTGGCTAATTTTATCGTATAGTTTACCATTACGCCTTACAACATCATACCCCATGTTATTAGGGTTAGATGATAGGTCAATCTGGAGTACGTTGTTAGGAATTTGAATTTCGTTGTTATTGTCAGGAACCATTTCATAATTAAGTTCCCGATTAAATGACCAACCTTCCGCCTGTACTTCCCGAGAGACTTCTAGCAAAGTCCCATAGGCAATCGCAACGTCCGGGTTGGTTTGATCTAGGGTAGTGACAGGCGCTTGCCCACATGATTGCAAAATTTGATTAACAGCAGGTAATTCCTGTGTTGCATTAGTGGTAGGAAAAGCCATTGATTATCATTCTCAATAAGGAATTAAAAAAAAGGAGCCCCCGAAGAGGCTCCCAAAAGAATCAGAATGCAGAAGGTGCAGTGCTGGTAACGTGAAGTTCCACAGCAGCAGCAGGGTTGAGGTAGTCACAGCCACAAGCCAGACGACCCAGCATCACATCACCTTGGTAGATGACGGACACATCGCCGCTGGTGACTTGCACCTGAGGACCGATAGCTTCAACCATACCGGCAGCTTCTTTCTGGAAGATCAGACCACAGGAAGTGGATCCGACTTCAGCAGCAGTACCGTAGTCATTGTTAATACCAGTGCTAGCGTTGGAAGCATCTTCAAGAGATTCACCAACGAAGTCACCAGTGTTACCAGGAGAAGTGACACCCGTGGTGCCGCCGTACTTGGTACCATACTTACCCAGGAACGGAATGTTCATGGACTTGTAGATCTTGATACCAGCGATTTCCACGATACCTTGACCACCTTGCAGTGCGGTACCTTGGGCATCACGGTTAACAAGACCGTTAGAACCGACAGCTTGGATCAGTTCATAGTATTGACGGGGGTTCAGGACAGCCACACGACCGTCGGAAGACACACCCTTTTCGTCCAGAGCAGCTGCAGCATCATAGAATGCACCAACCAGCTTGGCAGAATCATATGCATCAGCTTCAGTACCAGCACCGGTACCGACCTGAATCTGAGTACCGCCGGGCTCAACATAGCCGCTAGCGGAGACAGGGGAAGCAGAACGTGCACCGCGTGCAATAGAACGGAAGGCAAGACGGTCATACTTTTCAGCCAGAGCATAGCCGATCTTACGGCTGATCTCAGAACGGAGGTCGTAATGAGCCAGGACTTCGTCCAGTTCATACACAAATGCGGAGCTGATCAGAAGGTCATCAATAGTGATGGTCTTCTCAGCCACCGGGGGTGCACCGTTGCTGTCACCCAGGATGCTGTTTCCAGGAGTATGGAACTCAGACTTTGTACGACCCGTGTAGATGAACTGCAGAGATTTGCCGTTCTTCAGGGTACGCTTCATGATCAGATCCCGAGCAATAGTATTGTACT